TGCTCCTGTGGTAACTGGGGTTGCCTTCCCATTGGGTGCTGTAGACGGAGATTATTGTTTGAGATTAGATTACTTCCCAAATAGACTGTTTAGATACAATTCAACCGTGAACCGTTGGGCCAAAATTGAAGATGGTGTGCGTACCAATCTCAACAATGGATCCACCAACAATACTTTACGCTCGGGCTTTGTTAACAATACATACACAACACGCACCACAGACATGGGCAACATTCCAAGTCGTCAGAGTCTCAGTGAAGCCCTTAAACCACGTGCTGACAACGGTGATCAAAGCGGCAATTTGCCACCAGCCCCGTACCCTGACACACAACCTGGACAGAAGTCGAGTTAATAATGCAACAATTCTTTTACGATGAACAGCTACGCCGATTCCTGCTACAATTCACCAGAATTGTCAGCAACTTTCAAATTGAATACGGCAATGAAACTGATGGCGTTAACCAAGCCGCACTGATACGTGTGCCTGTGCGCTATGGCGATGCCAGTCGCAATGCACAAGTGATCATGCAAGAGAACAGCCGCAACTCAATGCCAGCAAGTCCCTTGATGACTTTCTACATTTCAAGTTTAGACTATGATCGGCCGCGCATGCAAGAGCCTTATCATGTGAGCAAGGTAAATGTGCGTCAACGCACCTATGACAGTGCAACTGACTCCTTTGAACCTACTCAGGGCAATGCATTTACCATTGAACGACTGATGCCTGTACCTTACAAAATGGGTATTACCCTGGATATTTGGACATCAAACACCAATCAAAAGATGCAGTTGTTGGAGCAGATGTTGACCTTGTTCAATCCCAGTTTGGAAGTGCAGAGTACTGACAACTTTATTGACTGGACCAGCTTGACTGTGGTTGAACTTGATTCAGTTGTATGGACTTCGCGCACAGTTCCCATTGGCACTGACAACCCCATTGACATGGCCACAATCAAATTCAACATACCAATTTGGCTCAGCTCACCAATCAAGGTCAAGAAGCTGGGCGTAGTAGAACGTGTGATTGCATCCATGTATGACTCACAAGGTGATCTGAACAATGCTGTTACCAACAATGACTTGCTCCTGGGCACTAGACAAATTATTACTCCTTATAACTGGGCGGTGGTTCTCATTGGTAATAGATTGCAATGTTTACAACAACTATCAATCGTTGAAGAACCCAGTAACAGCACATTGACACCTACAGAGATTGTGAGTGACAGCAACCTGCTGTGGACCACAGTGATTGGCACATACGGAGTGCTCAGACCTGGTATCAGCCAAATTAGATTGGTCCAAGCAGATGATTCAGAGGTCATTGGTACTATTGTGTTAGATCCCAACGATGATCGGTTTGTGCTGTTTGATGTGGACTCAGATACCACACCACAAAACACACTGGATCCTATTGATGCTGTGATCAATCCCTTGGCAAGTGGTCCACAAGATGGTCTAGATTCAGCCTTGGAAGGACAACGTTATTTGTTAACCGAAGCCACTGGCTCCGAAGACAACTTGAGTCCGGCCACTGCGTGGGTAGGCGCCAACGGAAGATCATTGATTGCCGATGCCAACGACATTGTTGAATACAACAACAACTACTGGCGGGTGGTGTTCAGAGCTGCCGGACAAGCTGGGGGTCAGTATGTCACAAACATCACTACTGGTATACAATACGAATGGAACGGTGACGCATGGGTGAAAAGTTATCAAGGAGTGTACCCGGGAGGAACATGGAGTCTAGTGCTCTAAAAGCTGTAGGCGTTTGGTTCCGGAGCATGGACACCGGCAGATATCTGTATCTGCTGCGCAATGACGCCAAGCATCCTGGCGCCTGGGGCCTGCCCGGCGGCAAAATTGAAACTGGTGAAACACTGCTGGGCGGCATGGAACGCGAATGTATTGAAGAACTGGGGTTCTTTCCCACTTATCTGCGACTTATTCCACTAGAAAAATTCACAAGTGCCGACTCGGCATTTGAATATCACACATGGGTGTGTGTGGTTGCCACGGAATTTACTCCTCGACTCAACTACGAACACCTGGGCTACGCCTGGATAGACAAAGGCGCCTGGCCTAGACCCATGCACCCTGGGTTGTGGAACACTGTGAATCTTGAATCTGTACAAAGCAAAATCCTGCTGGTTGAGCAGGACCTTGCCAGTCGTTAGGCCTGACTTTCCTGGAACTGTACCTGGATCTCTCCAGTTGGTGTAGTTGATGTTGACAACGCAGTGATCTGCACCGCCAGCACCTCTGGACCATTTGGATAGGTTCCTGTTCCGGGAATTGAGCTTGTGCCAATCTGTTTAACTGAGCCCAAGTCCAGCACACCCGAGTTGGTTGTTGAGAGTGGTATCGCAAACAGTCTTTCGCCACCTTGCAGTTCACTTGTGATCGCCGCAATGGTCATGTTCAAGTCGTTGGCTGTGGTTGCGCCACCTATGGTGTTACCAAGAATCTTGATAGTATCTCCCACCGCATAACCTGTGCCAGATGTTTGCACAGTGATCTGTGTGGTTGTGGTTGAGTATGCAGTACCTGCGGCAGTGAGCTGCACAGTGATAACAGCATTGGCGCCTGAACTGGACACGTTGATCGGAGTCAAGTTACCAAATGTTTTAGCAGTACTAAATGTTACTTTAACACCTGAACGTGTCATACCGCCTGTGGTGTTGAATGCCGCTGACGTCAAACCACCTGTTGCTTCCGACGTGTAACGTGGAGAAGTTGAGAACTGTGAGAAGCTAGGTTGAAATCCGCCACCAAAGTTGTTCAATCCTGACCAGCTGGTATTGGCAGAGTCAATGTTGCTGGGATTCAAAATACCTTCAATCAAGTAACGCCCTGCTGTTACCTGAATGTTCAAGTTTGATAATGTCAATTGAGCGCGGTTGATAAGGTCACGCACACCCAGGTTGCCAATGATACCATTAGATACACTCGGTGCCAGGCGCATGACAAATGCTGTTGCTTTGTCACCAACCACTGCTGGGAAACCGTAGTTGGTACGGTTGAATGTAAACTGATAGCCTTGGTCATTGTCAAATCCGCCGTCCATGACTACTGCACTACCCCAATGGTTAACCAGTGGTATGCAAGTATTAGAGATCAAAATAACACCTGTGTTATCAGCATGCGTGGTTGGCGAGCTGGATGTATAACTTCGGCTTTGGCCTTCCGCCCATTGTGTAAATGTTGCTCCGCGTGTGCAACCTGTTAGGTCGTTGCCTGCCTTGCCTGAGTATTTGATAATTTCACTTTCAATCATGACAAACACAGGATATGTCACACTGGCTGGTGGGTAGTCAGTTGCGTCACGCAAGGTAATTGTGGTTTGACTATTGGTAATTGCGCCGTTAAGACCAGTCACTGGAGTTTCATTAATAGCTTCGTAACGTGCTGGCAAGTTACCTGAACGCATATACGCTTCGTTGTTCAAGTTGTTGTTGGGTCTACGGTGTGCCATGATAAACTTACCGTCTTGGCCACGAATCATCCACTGTACATAACCTGCACCGTACCATGAGTATTCAATGCCATACATCTGCATCTTGCTTGGATCTAGAGTAAAGCCTGATGCGCCTGTGCCATCCAAGGGATCAATGTTGAAGTCTGCTTGACGCACACGCAGTTCGTTACGCAGGGCTGTTCTCACACGATTTTGGTTGCTAACGCCACGGAAGGCAGGTACAACTGTCATGCGGTTGTTGTCAAGGATACTGGTAACAGTATGACTCATACCTTTGATTACCAGTAAATCACCGTTGTTGAGTTGGTCTTGGAAGCGACAATTGCCGTCACCTGTCACAAGATTAGATCCTGCACCAACTGACACCAGACCAGCAACTTGGAATGTGCTTGAACGTTGCACAGCATTCACTGTGATACCGTTGTTTTCCCAGTACAGTCCGTTTTGGTCGTCAAAGATACCAGCACGGATACTTGCGCCGTGCCAGCCTGTGACATTCAATCGAGGTTGTTGTCCTAGAGTAGGTGTTGTGCTTCCCAATACTGCCTGTGCCTGTACTGTGAAACTGGTGTCTGACACAATTGAAGTTACAACATAATTGGATTGGTCGTAGCCCGATGTTGTGACCCCTGTAATGGTCACTGTGGCACCGGGGTTCAGGCCGTTTTCAACGTCTGTGGTCACAGTGATATTACTGGTAACTATGGTGCCATCTGCGCTCAACGCGGTAATGTCAAATGTTGGGGCCATCACTGTACCAGTGGAGAACAAAATGCCCTTACCAGATTGATAGCGGAAGTATTTCTTGGTAACACGGATTGCACTTGCACCACGAGTTGGTGTGCCTGGGCCCATTAACACACCACCATCAAATGGTCGCGGTATAAATGCAGCATTGCTTCGTACAAATGCCAGGCCTGAGATACTGCCACTGACCGCGGCACCAGTTTTGGCCTGATATGTAAATGTTGTTGTGCTGGGTATGCTGATGATAGTGAATGAACCTTCAGCATACTCATAGTTAGTACCTGCACTCAAGTTCATCAAGATTGGAGTTCCTGGCACAAGACCGTGAGCATAATTTGTTGTCACAGTGATTGTGCTTGGGTTGTTGCCGTCGCTCACAATACTTGCTACATCAAAGTCAGCACCGGTGTAGGGATATGCCTGACGAATAATTGTGTCTGTTTGGTTCAGCGGGTATCCAGGCGCCAGGCTTGGACTACGACGTGGGTAATAGAAGAAGTTGTTGGTGTTTGCTTGGAATACCAGACCAACACCTTCTGTGTTGGAGTTGTTGGTATTTTGTGTGCTCACATACTCATTGACGTCAAGTGGCGTGTCACTTTGGTTCACACCCACTTGTGGAATTGTGTTGGCGCCTGTGGCATAGAACATACCAGTCATACGGACCATTGGAGATCCTGCACCGGCTGCTGTCAAGGCTGTGGTGTTAAATTGTCCACGAGCAATTGTTTGAGTGCCGTTTACAGCAGTACTGATCACGGTGTGTTGTACCAATTCAACGTTGGCGCTGAGTTTTTGTATCACTGTGCCAGTGGCATACGAATTGGCAGCGGTACTGTTGTACCAGCCGCGATTGAGTTGAAGTGTGGTTCCATCCGTTACTGATTGAACTTGTGCTATTTCCAAGGTACTGACAGGGTAAACAGGGTTGCCAATGGAGATATTGCCGGCTGCACCGTTGGTGTTGTTGGTTTGACGAAGGACTGTGAGTGCGTTGCCAGAAACGTTGGTAACTGCCATTGTTTCATAAGTGTTTGCAGTGTCTGTTAGAACAATCACGTAATTTCCATCCACAATACCGGCCGCCGACACGTTGGCACAGTTGACTGTGGTTGTTGCGGTGCTGGTAATGTTGGCAGTTGCTACAGTAGTTCCACCTGTGGTTGGACGACCAATAATCAACACGTTGTCGCCGGCTGTGATGCCACTTGATGTGCTCACCGAGAATGTGCGTTCTGCTGAGCTGTTTACGTTTGCAGTGATAAAGGTACTGGTAAGTGGTGTGACATTGCCTTGTGTTTGACTGATCAACAACGTGTAGTCATTGGCCACCCACTGTGCTGTTCCTGGGTTTTGCAATCTAACCGCGGTGTCAACGTTGGATGTGATCAAGTCGTCCCCAGCCAACAACGAAATATAACCGTTGGTGTTGAAGACTATGTCTGCCCCAACATCTTCGTAAAAACTGGGAATGTTGTTTGTGGTCGAAACAGCTTCCCACTTGGTGTTTTGCAAACCATATTCAAAGTCAGCGTC